AAAGCTGCCAACCGTCGTAAAAGTTTCTGTGCTAGAATGGGCGGTAACAAAGGTCCCATGAAAAAACCTAATGGTAAACCTACTCCTAAAGCATTAGCACTACGCAGATGGAATTGCGAGAGTGTAGAAGAATTACAAGAATTAGTAATGCTTGCAGAACAAAAAGTTGCTGAAGCTAAAAATCTAAAACAACAAGCAGCCATTGCTATAGCTAAGAAAAAAAAAATAGTTGAATCAGTTGAACAACAAGATGTAGGACAGATTAAAGATTTTATTGGATGGTCAATGGAAACTTTGAATATGCAAAAACCATATCCTAAGTTTACATTGAGCAGAAATACAAAGCAAGCACAACAAGGTCATCACACTGGTTTGCATCAAGGTGATAGAATATGGGTATATATTGAAAATAGAAACTTAGTTGATATTTTCCGTACTATATTCCATGAACTTGTACATCATAGACAAGACCAACTAAATATGATTAAAGATGGTGACAGTTATCCTGGTAGTCCTATTGAAGCATTAGCTGATATGATGGCGGGAAAGTATATAAAGATATACGGTAAAGATCATCCGGAGATATTTCAATAAGGGTAAATTTTTACACAAAAAGTTTGACTTCTTTGCGATTTCCTGTATAATAAGTACTTTCTGAAGGAGTATTTATGAGTGATGTGAAAACATTCAACGGCGACCAAAAAATCAAACTTACCCAACTTGTCAATGAGGGTATGGCAGTAATGCATGAAATTGACACATTAAATGGTGGTCTTACAGACACTATCAAAGCAATTGCAGAAGAACTAGAAGTTAAACCTAGTGTACTTAAAAAGGCAATTCGCATCGCCCATAAAGCAAGTTTAGGGCAAGCAAATCAAGAACACGAACAACTCAACACAATCTTGGAGACAGTTGGCAAGACACTATGAGTTATGTTGACGCCATCCATTCAAGGGATGAGGATCGTATCTATGTGGTAGAACGTGGTAGTGACGGTAAGCGCCACTACACTGAATATCCTGCCAATTATGTTTTTTATTATCCCGATAATAAAGGTAAGCATCGTAGTATCTATGGTAATCCAGTAAGTAGATTCAGTACACGCAAACGTGCAGAGTTTGAAAAAGAACGCAGGATACATGGTGGTAAGGAACTCTTTGAGAGTGATGTTAATGTAGTGTTTCGTTGTTTAAGCGAAAACTATTTGGGTGTTGATGCACCTAAACTACACACTTGTTTCTTTGACATTGAAGTAGACTTTGATCCAGAAAAAGGTTTTAGTCCTACTAGTGATCCATTCAATCCAGTAACTGCTATCAGTATGTATTTTGATTGGCTTGACCAATGTATTACCCTAGTTATTGCTCCTAAGCATATGACCATTGAAACTGCTTGGGAAATAGTTAGAGAGTTTCCTAATTGTTTTCTTTGCAATTCTGAAAAAGAAATGTTTGATACATTTTTTGAATTGATTGAAGATGCTGATGTGTTGACTGGCTGGAACAGTGAAGGATATGATATACCATATATGGTTAATCGTGTCACCCGTGTAATGAGTAAAGACGATACACGCAAATTCTGTTTAATGGGTCAACTACCCAAGCCAAGAGAATATGAACGATTTGGTAAGTCAGAACAGACTTATGATTTGGTTGGTCGTATTCATATGGACTATTTGCAACTCTATAAGAAGTACAATTATGAAAGTCGCCATAGTTATAAACTAGATGCGATTGGTGAGATGGAAGTTGGTGAAAACAAAACACAATATGAAGGTACACTTGACCAGTTGTATAACAAAGACTTTAAAAAGTTTATTGAATACAATAGACAAGATACTATGTTGTTGGTTAAGATTCACAACAAATTGAAATTTTTAGAATTAGCTAATCAATTAGCGCATGAGAATACAGTATTGTTACCAACAGTAATGGGTTCAGTTGCAATGATTGAGATGGCTATATTTAATGAAGCGCATGAGCGTGGATTAGTGGTTCCTGATAAAAAACGAAAGACTGAAAATGCAGAAGATGTTCAACAAGCGGCAGGTGCCTTCGTTGCTACGCCCAAAAGAGGCATGCACGAATACGTCGGGGCAGTCGATATTAATTCACTCTACCCCTCGGTTATTAGGGCCCTCAACATGGCGGGAGAAACCATTGTTGGTCAAGTCAGACAAACACTCACAGACCAATACATGAAAGACAAGGGTCTTAGATTAGCCCAAGAAAAGAAAAGGTATAAAGATGGTGATGATGATGTTACTGGCGCTGTACTATGGGAAGGCTTGTTTGGAGCACTAGAGTACGCATCTATTATAGCACAAGAACGTGGCACTATGCTTACCGTTGATTTTGAAGATGGTCGTAGTGAAGAAATGAGTGCGGCAGAGATATGGAAAATGATATTTGATAGTCACAAGCCTTGGATGCTTAGTGCTAACGGTACAATTTTTACATATGAGAAAGAAGGAGTAGTTCCGGGTCTATTAAGACGCTGGTACTCGGATCGTAAAGAAATGCAGGAGAAACTTAAAGAAGCAACGACCCAAGAAGATAGAGAATATTGGGATAAGCGACAACTGGTACGCAAGATTTTGCTTAACTCTGCATATGGTGCACTATTGAATGAGCATTGTCGTTTCTATGACAAGCGTATTGGTCAAAGTGTTACATTATCTGGTCGGCAAATTGTTAGACATATGATGAGCAATATCAACGAAACGGTAGAAGGTGTTTACTCACATGAGGGTAATGCTATTGTATATGGTGATACTGACTCCTGCTATTTCACAGCTTATCCTGTTCTCCAATCGCAAATAGCAAATGGAGAGATGATATGGGACAAAGAAACTTGCATAGGTTTATATGATAGCATTGCTGACCAAGCAAACGAATCATTCCCTGCATTTATGGAGAAAGCATTTCACTCACCACGTAAGAATGGTGAGATCATTAAAGCTGGTCGTGAACTAATAGGTGACCGTGCTATCTTTATTACTAAGAAACGCTATGCTATCAATATCTTTGACAAAGAAGGTAAACGAAAAGATAAAAATGGTAATCTAGGTGATATCAAAGCTATGGGTCTTGATTTGAAACGTGCGGATACTCCTAAATACGTACAAGAATTCTTAATGAGTGTTCTAAGTATGGTCATTCAACAAGGTAAAGGTCGTGATGAGGTAATTGAAACTATCAAAGACTTTAAACGAACACTATCCGAACAAGACAGTTGGACAAAAGGTTCACCTAAATCAGTTAACAAGTTGACGATGTATGGTGAGAAGGAAGCAAACAGTAGTAAAGGTCGTGAGAACATGCCCGGTCATGTACGTGCGGCACTAAACTATAACTATCTACGTAGAGTCAACGGTGACCAATATAGCCAGAAAATTGTTGATGGCATGAAGGTAGTAGTTTGCAAAATGAAACCTAATCCATTGAATTTTACAAGCATTGCTTACCCAACAGATGAACTAAGATTACCTAAATGGTTTACAGACTTACCCTTCGATGATAAGGCAATGGAACAAACACTTGTCGATGAAAAAATTGACAACTTACTCGGAGTATTAAATTGGGATATAAAAACCAATATTGATACTGATTCAACATTTAGTGATTTATTTACGTTTGGTTAAATTAGTGTTTGACATTCGCAAAATATTCCATTATAATACACATATAATCTTCCTAAATAACTTAAAGGACACAAAATGAAAGATACACTACTAGACATTATTCAACATACTTCTGCATTGGGTTTTATTGACCTAATCAAAGTTACCGGTACTGATACTACCACAAATATCTCCGCAATTGCAGAAGATAAAACTGTTATTGTTAGCGGCACATTTAAAAATCCTAACCCCGAATTTATCGGTGTATTTGGTATGCCTAATCTAGGAAAACTTAAAACTATTCTTAGTTTCGATGACTACGATGAACATGCAAGAATTTCAATGACACGTATTAATCGTGATGGCGTTGATACTCCGGATAGTATTCACTTTGAAACTAAAGACGGTACATTCGTAAATGATTATCGTTTGATGGCTAGAAGTGTTATTGATGACAAAGTTAAACAATATTCTTATAAAGGTAACGGTTGGAATGTCGAATTTGAACCTAGCGTAGCAGGTATTCTACGACTAAAGAAACAAGCAAGTGCTAACAGCGAAGAACAAAACTTTGTAACTAAACTTGAAAACGGTGAGTTGAAAATTTATTTCGGCGATCCTAGTACGCACAGTGGTAATTTTGTTTTTCAAAATAATATTACAGGCTCATTAACTAGCAAGTGGGCATGGCCTGTTACTCAAGTAATGAGTATTCTTAGTTTGCCTGGTGATAAGAAATATCGCATCAATGACCAAGGTGCTACTGAGATTACAGTTGATAGTGGTCTTGCAGTTTATCAATATCTATTGCCAGCTAAGACAAAATGATTAAGGGACTGACAGGCACATGCGGGGTAACCGTATCTGCTGGAAACACATTATTGCCTTATATTGCTTCCAATATAAATAACCCTATGATGGGTATGATACGTATCAATATGACAGACCTAGAAGTGTTTAATGGCTCAACTTGGCAACAAATAACTTCTAGCTACGCCACAGTGACTTTGGATCAAGACATACTAGACGTACTACAGTGGGCACGTAAGAAGCGTGACGAAGAATTAGAATTTGAACAACTGGCAAAAGATAATATTGCTATCAATGATTTATTAAGTCAAATCAAAGAAAAGCAACATCAGGCGAAAATGATAGCGACACTAATCAAAAAAGAAGAAACAGTTTAATGGAACAAGCGAACTTATCTAATCAACATAACCCTGAATGGGCATTGTTCTTACCCGCCGTCAGTAGTTTTTATATTAGTGGCTTAGGTAAACAACGTGAGGGTGAACCTTACTTTGATTTAGCACGAATCCCTGCAGCCTTTAACGGTGATGTTGAAAAACTAAATTTCTTAAACAGCAAAGAAGGTCTCTACTATTATAAATGGGGACTATACTCTGCCGGTCATGCTAACTTAGATACAACTAAAGATGACCATAATGAAAGTATCATTCGCAAACGTGAAAAAGGTACATTCATGTTAGGTGACAGTGGTGGATTTCAGATTTTAAAAGGTCAATGGCCAGCTGATTGGAAAGATCCTAATTGCCACAAAGCAATGATTAAACGTAAAGCAGTATTGAAGTGGATGGACACATATATGGATTATGGTATGTGTTTAGATATTCCTAGTCAATCTGAAACTACTTTCCATCTTAAAGATAAGAACGGTAATAGCGTACATGGCATTAGAAATGTTGACGATGCCATTGTTGCTACTCATATCAATAACGAATATTTTATTAACAATCGTTCTGGTGAATGTAAGTTTCTAAATGTATTACAAGGTCGCACTCATACCGATAGTGATAAATGGTATGATGAAATGAAAAAGTATTGCGATCCAAACATATACCCAGATAATCATTTCAATGGTTGGGCATTCGGTGGACAAACTAAAGTTGATATTCACCTAACATTGCGTAGAATGGTTGATATCATTTATGATGGATTACTAGTAGAAGGTAAGCATGACCTAATTCACTGTTTAGGTGTGTCAATACTTGAGTATGCAGTATTATTTACTGATATTCAGAAAGCTATTCGTAAGTACCACAATCCAAAACTACAAATTACATTTGACTGTGCAAGCCCATTCTTCAGTGCGGCAAAAGGTCTAGCATACTTTAATAACAGTATTGACCATGGTAAAAAATGGTCATACAGTATGGAAAAGACTGCTGAGAACAAAGACTATGCCACTGATAATCGTAAGTTCAGTGATGCTGTATTGGCTGATGGTATCCATAAACTCTTTACAGACAGTCCAGTAACTGATAAACTACTACTGAAGGACTTGTGCTATCGAGGACATGGCTTCATTGGTCAACATAACAAAGAAACTAAAACAAGTTGGGATACTTTGAGTTATACATTGTTACAAAGTCATAATGTTTATCAGCACATCTATGCTGTACAAGAGGCTAATCGTAGATACGAGACTGGTGTAGTTCCTGGTATGATTATTCAAAAGAACACAGGCATTACATTTCAAAAAGTTGTTAATGAAGTATTCTCGCAAACAACTAGACAAGCTAGCCACAATGTTATTGACCAATATAGTAAACTATGGGAACAAATGCAATCAGGTAGTCAGGGCATGAGTGGTAAAAAAACAGTAAATTCATTAACTAAATTTAACGAACTATTTGCATTAGCATAAGATTACTATGAATAAAAACGGTTTGATTTCATCAATCAATAATGACACTATTGAAGAATACACAACAGGAGATATACCTCAAATGGATGACCAACGACAAATGGCATTGGCTGAAAAACGTCAACGCATCAAACAAGAAGCAAAACGATATATATGGGTTACGTTTCAACGTGAGGGCATTCATTGCTATCCTCAAGCCGGACATGACCCTAAACTAGCAACAGGTGATGAATATGATGTAAGTTTCTTGGGAAGCCCGCATCGTCATATTTTTCACTTTTGTATCGGTATTCAAGTCTTTCATAATGACAGGGATATCGAATTTATTCAATTCAAGCGTTGGCTTGAGAAATTGTATCAAGGCGTACTTGAATTGAATCATAAAAGCTGTGAAATGATTAGTGATGACCTCTACGAAGTTATTGCTGAACGTTATCCAGACAGGGAGGTTCGTATTGATGTATCAGAAGATGCAGAGAACGGATGCTCAATTCACTATAATACAACTAAACCACATCTTACAATCGCTATTTAAAGGAAATATAATGGCAAAACATAATTATCAACCTAATCCTAAAGTTCATCAACTCTTTGAAGACCTAGAAAAATACAAAGAGTTTTGTGTAGACTTTGGATATAAGTATGATGAGACAACATTATACGACATGCGTTCATACGTATATCGTCAACATCAAAAACAACTTTCAGGTAAATGGCCTAAAGACAGTTGGGCTGAGGATGCACGTAGAATATGACCATGCGTAAACTTTATTACATGGGCCTTGAGCCATATAAAGCACGTTATACATTACAATTAACGGAGTGGAACGAGCGTGTATTTAAACGCCGTGATATTAATTATGTTATTGTACCGGGTGAAACACTAAGCAATGACCAAGCAATTGTTACTGGTCAAGTATTAGATGCACATGGTCGTACATACTTTGGTATGTCACAACTAATGAATTTGATTAAGATGATGAAAGCAGGGGAACTAAGCAATGAAGATGTTATCTACTTTGAGGACATGTTTCAACCCGGTATCGAGAGCCTTCCTTATATACTTAATCAAATCGACAGTGTTAATCGGCCTCGCATTTATGTTCGCTGTCTTGCTCAATCCATTGATCCTGATGATTTCGTTCATGTATGGGGCATGTCTAAGTTTATGGGTCACTATGAAAAAATGGTTGACTCGTTTGTAGATGGTGTTCTTGCATCAAGCGAAGAAATGGTAATGCATATGAAAATTGCAGGCTGGGAAGCCCCGATTTATAATATATCAGGTCTTGCATTTGGTAAAGATGAAGTACGTGAACGTGTTACCGAAATTAAACCATTTAATGAACGTACACCTCGTATTGTATTTACCGCACGTTGGGATCAAGAAAAGCAACCTGATTTCTTCATGGATGTTATTGAAGAATTCAATAATAGATACGGTAATAGGAGTGCAGAGTTTGCAATATTAAGTGGTGCACCACTACGTAGCAACAATAGTAGTTACATGGAACGCACACGAAAGATGCGTAGTGAAGGTAGTCTTAAAAT